CGAATGACCCAGTTAATGCCCCGGTCATCACAGATACCAATGCGCTCTGGGCCATTGTTACCTGGTCAGCTGGAATATCCATAAACCACTCTACAACCCGGTAGGTCATAAGCATCATGGATAGCATGAGCAGTCGCGGGATGATTCTCCAGCGATCGAGTCCGTCCGGGCTAATCATTTCTCCCTCGCTACCCCTTTGGTCTTTTCGAGCGTCCTTAAACCCCCGAGCCCCAACATTCCGAGAAGCACAGTAAGCAGGCTATCCATGTCGAATGCCGGTAGCGGTGGGGTTTCTATGCCCGTGTACGCAATGACAAAAACAGCCAGCGGTTGACCGATAAAATGCCATGAAAGGGCCACTCCAGAAACCCACCCGACAAAGGGTCGCCAACCGGCTACAAACATAGATTTGTGCGCCGCCTCGGCTTTATTAACCTCGATTTGTGATTTTGCAAGCTCATGAGCATGGCGGGTGGACATTGTGGCGATTTCATGGGCCAAACGGTTACGCTCATCCGCGTCAGGGATGAACTTGTCCAGAAGGCTGGTTACCGGGGCTATTAGTGCTTCAATCATTTATCCATCTTCCCGTCTAATCGCTTGTGGTGACTATCGTGCATGACGCCAGCATCAATGTTAAGGCCGCTATCAACAAGGGCTTCATTTGTCCATCTTCCCATCTAGCTTGCCTTCAATTGAGTCCAGCTTGGCAAATATCCTGTCCATATCCTGCCTAAACTCATCTCGTCGGACATACTCACCAGCCACCAAAACCTCAATGTCTGACAGGTCAGCCTCCAGCCTCCGGGTGGCGTCCCATAAAGTCTTGAGCACCCACCCAATGACACCAGCGCCAATCGTAATAACCGTGTTGATAACGCTCTGATCAATCATTTGGCTAGATCCTTAGCGGCCTTGGCGTTGCAAATAAATGATTCTCTGCAATGCCCACCAGCGCGAGGGGAGAATATGGCGTCTAGCATCCTGCGAACAACATCCCAGAACATAGAGTCTTGATTTCTGTATGCCCGGGCAGAAAATGTTTCCATGTTATTTCCGCCAAGGATCGCGTTGATTAGCTGACTAATGCCAGACATAACCCGAAGCCCATAACGGCACAAGCTGACATAAACAGCGGAACCAAAACCGACAATACGCCACATAACAAAATTCCCTCAATTGCGGCTTTAAGCACTACCCTTCCCAGCCATCGTCGTTTTCGTCGTATACGCCGTCACTGTTGGTGTCACACGCCCGTTGCCAAGTCTGCATACCAAACGTAAAGCCTTCGCTCCACGGAACGTACACTTTGCACCATTCATGTGAGCCGGGCTGCAATCCGTCTGTAGGCTGTGAAACGTAATCGCGCTTGGCCCAAGGCTTCTGTACGCGAAAAAATGTGTCTTTGTTTCTCATTATTTGACGCTTAAAAAGAGCACTGTTTTCGGTGCTGACGTATATTTCTTCGCCATCAGAAAGCGTATAAGTAGACCCATCTTCAAAATTGATAACAGTCTGACCGAACGCGCTGACAGAAATTAATGCCGCGATTGAAAAGATAAACTTGAACATTACGCTCTCCCGTAGGTTTGAATCACACTTAACACCGCCCAAATGACTCCACCGGAGACCATCATGGCTATAATCAATGCAGACAGGTCGAGCATCCTTCTTTGCTTCCTGCGCTGCTTATAAATCATCTTCTCGCGCTTCGCTCGGATTTCCCGGCGCAGCTGCATCATTTCTTTGTAGGTTTCGTTTCCGTAGGCCCAGGTGATGAGTTCTCTGATCTCTTTCTCCTGCTCCTCAATCTTCTTCTTTGCAATAACAGCATTAAGTGCTTGTTGCTCGACAGACTCGCCATCAAACAGCTTTTTGAATAGCGGTGGATTTTCTGCTTCACGTTCCGCTTCCCGTAGGTCACTTACAAGCCCGTACCAGTGGCCGAGCTTTTGAGCAACCTGCTCAATCTCCGCCCCTTTGGATACAAGTACCTGCAACCCCTTGAAGGTTGTAGAGGCCATAGCAACCAACGAAAGAGGATCCATGCACTTTAGTATCCCTTGATCAACAGATTCTTATAATCTGGATCAGACAGCTTTCTCTTTAAGTACGCGGCAAACTCCTTTGTGCCGATCTGGGTCTTGGACTCTCTAGCCCACTCCTCCGCCAGAACAAATGGAACTGAACCTACCCAGCGCCCCTTATGGTCGCCATAACTATTCGGGATGTAGTCTCTGATCTTTTGGATTGAGTCCAGCATTTCCTTGACCCGCTGCTCTTTAATAATGTGCAGCTTGCCGTCCTGCTCAATCATCTTTTCTTTAATCATCTACCCTCTCCCTAGATATAAATAAGGCCGATCAGATGCAAGATCGTCACGGCCTTGTTTAAAAGAGGCCCGGAGGCCCCTTCGGTCTTAGCTGATGTCAGCTACAACACCGTGTGCTGCTTCGTTGTCTACCTGGAGACCGTACTCAACGCTGATCAATCGGCGCTCAGAGTGACCAGTTCGAGCAAGCTCTTTCTGGTTGGTCGGGGTCAGGTAAGCAACTCGTGCATAGTTCGGGTCAAGAACCAGAACATCACGCGAGCGGCTGAAACGGCTAGGTACAATCGTCAACTCACCGAAGTCAGAGACATAGACATCAATAGCAGCTGACAGAGTCTTGTCAGTGATGTCCTTGTACTTGGTAGCGTTACCAGTGAAGGTTGAGATTGTCTGCTTCTGTGAAGATCCACAGATGACAACAGAAGGCTCTGCACCAGCATCCCAGCAGTCAGCGATGACATCCTTCAACAACTGCTCAGTGATTGCTCGCTGAGTACCGTCAGTAGCGGCTGCATCAACGTAGCCAGCAGTGCCAGAGCCAGAAGTAGTGCCATCAGCACCACCAGTTCCGCGAGAAGCGTTGGTACGCAGGAACGCGGGAAGGCCAGCAGTCTGTCGAGCAGTGCCAGATGCGCCAGCAGAAGCAGCTACGTTGTCACACAGCATCTTCTCCATATCACGCTTGAGCTCCTTGAGCTTGTACGCGATCTGCTTGGCAGTAGTCTGAGCATCGCCTGCGCCTTTGACACTGTTAGCAGTATCAGAGACCTCAACTACCTTGTCAGAAATCTGAGTGTAGTTAGACTGACGAACAGCGTTGGTGGGGGCATCGTTGCCGGGAGCAGCTTCGCCCTCAATTACGCGGTTGGAGCCAGAAGCGGCAGCAAGATCTACAACACCCCACTCAAAGTAGGTGTTGTTTACGTTCTTGCGACCAATAGCAGACATCACCGGAGTTTCGGTGGGCGAGATAGAGATCAGCGCATCTTGGAGATCTTCGCGGATCGTTGAGACGTCATAGGTCTCGTTAGTGTTGGCTGAAACGGCCATGATAAATTCCTCTTACGAAAGTAAATACTTAGCAACGTCATCTACGCTGCCTGACTTTTTCATCCGAGAGGCGGCTGTCTGCCGGGCTTTAGCCTTGCCGGTTCTAGCGGGTCTTTTGGTTCCAGGCTTCACAAAGGGCTTGGCCCCTTCCACCTTCTTGTCAGCTTCACCGCGCTTTGCCACGATCTGATCGTAAAGCATCGCCTTTCTCAGAACCTTAATAGCCCGGTGATCTACCACCTGACCCAGTTCCTCGGTCGTGTAGCCTTCTTTGGCACCATAAGACATCAGCTGGTCTCTGAGCTTGCTTGCCTTTTCGGCGTCAGCAAAATCAGGGACAGCGTCTGCTAGTTCCTTCATCTGATCTCGGAGATGCACTTGTAAAGCCGCCTGCATCTGCGCCTCTTGGGCCTGAGCGGCCTGCTGAATTGCATACTGCTGGTTGCTCCACGCCTGCACATCTTCGTCATACTGAACCTTGGCCTCCATGTACCCTATCGGATCTTTATCAAAGAGTTCCCGATTAGGAGGTGTTGGCGCAGCAATCAACTGACCAGACTGCAACTGCGTTAATAGCTCGGAGGTTTTTTGCCTCTCTTCAAGCAATGCAAGGTAAACTCCCTCGGCCTCTTTTTTAGCCGATGCAGCTTCCTGCATTCCCTTCTGGATATAAGCCTGACCGCTGTAGCTTCGCTTGAGGTCTTCAAGGGGTACTTTTACTTCTTGTCCGTCAACTTTGACGGTGAAAAGCTCCTCACGACCGGCATCTTCAGCTTCTTCTGCTTCATCCTCTTCTAGCTCATCCGCATCATCCAGATCATCTGGGTCTTCTGCTTCTGAGGTTTCATCATCTTCATCAGAAAGCTGTAATTCTTCCTGAGTTTCTTCCCGATCATCTTCTGGCTGCTCGGGTGCTTCAATAATCAGTGAAGCGGTTACGGCATCAAGATCGCCGCCATTCAGTTCAGTCGTTTCCACGGTGCTGTCCTTTTGTCTTATTGAGGAGCTTCTCGTCCGTTACATAGGATTGGAGTCGGGCCTCAATCTTTGCTAATGCACAACAGATGTTGTGCGCCTCTTCCCTTCCCTCTGGGCTAGACCCTGAGTTCAGAAAGACGCTTATCTGCTCTTTTCTCAACTCCTCTACCAGTTCCTGGTAGGTGGGATCATTGAGTAGAGCCTTAGCTCGATTCGATCGAACTACGATATTCATTATATCATTTCGTTCTATCTAGGTGCGTTTTGGTTGGCCTTGATTTGGGCGACATCCACCTGAGTGCCGTATTGCCCCAATACCCTAGCCGCATCCACCAGAAGGTCTTGATCCATCTGGTCTCTTTGCAAATCATCTGCCATCGCCAGCTTCTGCTGCTCTAGCTGCAGTTTCGCCATATCCAGCTGGCCCTGCTGTTGTAGCTTAGCCATATCGGCCTGCATCTTGGCCTGGGCCCTAATCTGCTCAGCTGTAACCAATGCCTGCGCCTGAGACGCTGCCGGGTCGCTTTGCTGGCCTGCCTGAGCCTGTTGCGCTTGTTGTGCCTGTTGTAGAAGCATCGCCTCTGTCTGAGGATCCATAGGCATAAAGTGCCGGTCTGCGTTGCGTATACCAGCCAATGCGAGCATATCTGCGAGAGTGTTGCGGATCTGCGTGAGAGTAACCAAGCCGTTCTGAGGCCCATATCCCTGCATGATCTGCATCTGAACCTGCAACGCCTGACCCAGAAGCGCCATCTTCTGATCTTCTTTTCCTGTACCGAGGCCCACATTCACAGACAAATCCATGTCCGTATTCCATACCCGGGGGTCAACTGGCACGAACTGGCCCGAGAGGCGCATCATTTCATGGTCTGGGGAGTTCTTAATTACCTCCCGCAGCATGAGCATATACATACGCTTGAGACCGCCTTCGGCTAGGTTTCTAGCGATTACCTCAACCTGACCGGCCGCTGCCTGCATGGTCGCAGCAACAGCCGTCGCGGTAGTGTTCTGTAGGGCGTCAGGGTTAAGGCCCATAGAGGCCCTAGAAACGCCCGTCTTGGCATCTACCTGCTCATCTAGGTACTGGAGCGCCGGGAGCGTTGTTCCCGCTATAAACGGCACTGAGAGGTCTTGTATCGAGCCTGCCTGCTTAACCCGGACAATCGCCCCAATCTCGTTGTTTAGGACGTCATCCATATTCACCAGGTCTTCAATGATCTGCTGGCGTGGGTTGTTGGTTAAGGCCACATTATCAAGGATGCCCCGGATCATGCTTGTGCAGACGTCTTGATCGTTCATGATCAAATCAGCCTGAGATCGGCCAAAGAATGCGTGAGGCTCTGGGTCTACCTCAAATACAGCAAACGGCACCTCATCACATGGCATGAAGTCCAGCATCTTATAGTTGCCGCCAATGCAAATAACCCGGTGAAGCAGCGGGTAACCGTTCCCGTAGGTGTCCATGTGCATATAGCACTCAGTCACCAGGATCGGCCGCATAGAGGGGTCATTTACATTATCGTCAGTGTAGTCGTTGTAGTATCCACGGCGAGCGAACTCTTCCTCTTCTACAAGGGTGTCCTGCTCATCTACGCCCGCGTAATCAATTACCTCATCAAAGTCATACCCCATAGCCATGAGGTCTTTAACTCGCATCTCTCTTCGATGTGCAACGCAGTAGGCGTCATCAATCGCCCGGGCGTTTCGGTCTACAAAGAACTCCTCTGGGGG